AAATATTATTTAATAATCCGGGTTGTTTGGCTAGGCCAATGACTTTCTACAAAGGCAAGTCCCTAATGGCTGAAAAACCTTCGGTGGTAGGGGCGGCTTTGGTAGGGAAGAGCTCTGGATTCTTATCTGGTAGGAACTCATAATTGAACATGATTTCACAAAGATACTTGACTGGTTACGAGGTTGGAGGCAGGATAAACACTAATGGTTAAATTTTTCCAGCTGAGTCAAAGAGTTTATCATCAACGCCTTTTGGGATCCATGTAATATAATGAGGGACTAGGGCTGGTTCAGTTTTGCTACCAGGAGTGTTTACTACCATGTCTAAGGTTAGCTCAGACTGGGATAGGAGATTCTATGGTTGTTATATTTAGCAGTAAGAGACTACTCCTTCAGCGGATATGGTTGGGCTAATACATGTTAGTTTAACACCAAAACTAACATATCTATAAGAGGATTGATATAGCGCGTGGCCAGGGGTGTTAAAAGGGTGAAGTTCCCATCCTTAAATATTTGCGTCAGGGAGTGTCCATTACATACCAGTGTGTAGCTAGGCACCTATCCATAAGCCAGTAGCGGCAGTGGTACTAGTTGAAATGATCTTTTAAACATATCTACGGGATACGCAGGATTGAACAGGTACCTCACTAGGAGTACGCTAACCTGTGACATCAAACGGGAATTGTAATGAGCATAGATATCGAGCTTAATCGATGTGATAATCGGATAACACATTAAGGGCTTGGGTATTGGCTTTGGAAAGTGAGTTCTTTGTTCGATAAAGACCTTATTTCTTAGGTTTGACCTGTAATTGACTTAAAATCTGTTTTAAATTCTTCAAATTCTTCTTCTGATTCTTCTATTATCTAGTTTTCTTTAAAAGGGAGTTTTTGGTTTTCGTTTATTTTGGCACTTACATATTTTATTGTGGGTGATAGCCATGTAAAGTAGGATTGATAATTTGTGTACCAATCATGCTAGCTGAATCCATAGCAGAACAGAAAGCGTAATAGCTAGCTTCAGTGATGTGGTACTGGGAGAGTACAATCTATCTAAACTTAATATTTAATTCTGATATTGATTCATCGGTCTGGTCATAAATATTGGATTTTTACCAAAGCCAGGTCCAGTAAGCATTATTCTTCCTACGGATACGACCTGGCTTCTTGCCTTTAGACATTCTGTAACGCATCTCCTAAAAATGTAAATACGGGGTAATGCCGTGACATTGGTACTTAAGTGATTCAGCAACTGCTCCAGAATGTTCTTCGGGATCCCATGATTAGTTAATATCCAAGGACTTATTATTGGAAGTAGAAAATACTTTATCAAATTTTCTTATAGCATAAAATTTTCCGTTAACCGGTATAAACCATTTAGAAATTAACTCCAAGTGATCAGCTTTAAAGTGAACGGCATCTATTTCACGTCCTAAAGAAGTGGTTACCTCTCCCCAAGGGCCAGAGACGTGTGCCTTTATCGCTTGCTCAAATTAGGCTTGTAGTGGTGGTGGGCAAAAGACGCATTAATCATCACCCGAGACGAATATGTCAATATCACCTTGCAACAACCCTACATTATTCCTATGAGCTTTGAGATTACGTAGGTACCAATTTAGGTACAAAATAATTTTAAAAGTGTTACTCCAGGTGGTTGCTGGATCTCCACTTTATAATTAACCTTTAATTTAGAGTTTTAATTTAATTTAATTATTAGAGTAAGCAGTGCAGGTCCTCTACTTCAAAAGGTCTAGAGCCTAGTCAACTAACAACCCTGGTAAGGGGATGAGTTGATGCATTTTGGTTCGTATTTTCTCAATTAATCTGCATTCTGCTTCTCTTAATTCATAGTGCTAATTAGCATCATTAGCGGCGCCATCCCAATCATTATAAATTTTTCCTTTCGCTATCTTGGTGAGTTTATCTTGATATGTCTTTATGGTATCCTTATATGAAAATCCGGGCATTATGTAAGCTAGATTCTTCGTTATGCATTCGGATATATAGGTTGGGATACCTAAAAGATCACCGGCTATGCCGAAAATATTCCTGGAACGGGATTTTTCGTCGGGTAGGCTATAGGTATTTTTCCTGGTGTGATAAACTTCACCTGTCTTCAAAAATAATTTGAATATTTTCCTTCTAGAGATTCGGCGACGCATCATTTACTTATTAAACTGTCTCATATGCATGGCTTTCTTGTTTGTAGACCAACCTTTCTTTGTATTAATCCATTCCTAAAAAGGCTACATACCTTTACAAAAGAGAGAGGCTATACGCTCTAGAATAGGTTCAATATAATTTAAAAAATCCTTAACGGCGACAGGGTCAGGCATGCGCTCGGTCTTACACATACGGTTGTTTATGGCAGCTATCTGGTTGATAGCGGATTTAGGATCCCATTCAAAGGGGTTATCAATCTTCCTGGAAGGGTCAACAAACTGGGAGGAAGTGAGAATACAAGTCCTGGACTGGTTATTGGCATTGCCTGGTTTTACAAACTTAATTAAATCCCAAAAGTTGTTGCCTCTAAGGCCTCTATATGCCCACTTGCAACCAACTATAGCACGATGAGATGCACGATAGAGTAGTTCGGAGAGTGGTTTTTCTCTCAGGTAATAGCCATGAAGTACATTAGTGCTAAAACGTGTAACGAAAAGTATAA